CTAACGCCGCAGCAGGTAGCTTACTACAAGAAACTTAAGAGTCAGATGCTTATCGAAGCAGCCGGTGAAGAAGTCAGTGCCGTCAATGCGGCTTCAAAGTTGACTAAATTACTCCAAATTTCATGTGGTTCTGTGTACACAGACAAGGGCGAAGTTGTTGATTTTGATGCGTCAAGCCGATTAAAAGTTGTCAAAGAAGTCATTGAAGAATCATGCAATAAAGTATTAATTTTTGTGCCATTCACACATACGATTGATTTATTGGCAAGGCATTTAAATAAAAACAACATAACCAACGACACAATTAATGGTGCAGTTAGTGCTAATCGGCGAGCTGAAATTGTAAAAACTTTTCAAACACAAGCAGAACCTAAAGTATTAATCATACAACCGCAAGCCGCCTCCCACGGACTAACCCTAACCGCCGCAGATACTATAATTTGGTATGCTCCGTGCACCAGCGTTGAAACGTATCTCCAAGCAAACGCAAGGATTGATAGGCCCGGGCAAAAGAATTCTATGACTATAGTACACATAAGAGGCAGTGCAGTTGAGAAACGTTTATACGAAATGCTACGCAATAATATTACGAACCACTCAAAAATAATTGAGTTATATAAGCAAGAATTATCAGAAGATAACTTGACATTGTCAAACTCTGACATATAATACAAAGCCCAACAACAAAAGGAACTGACTATGGACTTACAGGTTCAGGAAGAAAAACCCTCCGTCGATACGCTAACCCAAACGTATATTCGTATGCGTGATAAACGTGCGATCATCAAACAGGAGTGGGAAGACAGAGACCATGCAATTGCAACTCAGATGCAGATGATCGAAGAAGCATTGCTAGACCTCTGCAAAGAGCTTAATGCTAATAGTATTTCAACAAATCATGGCACAGTTGTGCGTTCGGTTAAAACACGGTACTGGACAAACGATTGGGATTCAATGTATCAATTCATTCGTGATAACGATGCGTTTGCCTTGCTAGAGAAAAGACTTCATCAAACACACATGAAAGAATTTCTTGAAGAGAATCCGGATGTTCTCCCAATGGGACTCAACACTGAGAACCAGTATACCGTGGTTGTTAGACGTAAAAAGGAAATTTAAAAATGAGCAATATTGCGTTGTTAGATCAAGCGTTACCTGACTTTCTGCAAACTGCAGGGGTTAGTGCATTAACTAAAGCTTTGGCTGGAAAAACTGGAGCCAAACGTATCGTACCAAAAAACGGAATCTTTCGTAAGATGGTCGGCATGGAAGAGATGGGTAAAGTCAAGGGCAACCTTAACGTTATCGTTGTTAATGCCTCACCAAAAGTAGGCCGCATTTTCTACTCACAAGCATGGACTCCTGATTCAGAGCCAACTGCGCCTGATTGTTTCTCCAATGATGGACAAGCCCCCGACAAGGGTTCAGTTAAACCACAAGCAGATCGTTGCGATTCTTGCCCTAATAACATCAAGGGTTCAGGACAAGGGACATCTAAAGCATGTAGGTACTCACGACGTATTGCATTAGTACTAGAAGAAGACTTTGGTACTTCGCTAGAAGGTGAAGTTTATCAAATGAACTTAGCCTCTAAATCTCTTTTCGGAGAGAACGTCGGCGATAACAGTTTCACATTTGAGAACTACACAAAATACTTGGCCAACAATGGCAAGGGTATTGACTACGTTGTGACTGCATTGAGCTTTAACGAAGACAATGATAACCAATCTGTTTTGTTTACACCCGCACGATTCATCAACAAAGAAGAGTTTGCGGTAACAAGTAAGCTCGCCGACTCACCCGAGTTGCACAAGATGGTTGTGATGACTCCTTACGAAGCACAGCAAAGCACTACGAAAGTATTGCCAAAGCCGACGCCGAAACAAGAAGTTGTTGAAGAACCTAAAAAGCGTGAGAGTAAGAAAGCCGATACCCCAGTTGCTAAAAAAGACCTTGACGACGTGCTAAAAGCATGGAGTGAGGAAGACTGATGAGTTACGGTTATAGTCAACGCTTAGTATTTGCTAATCAAAAAGCAGACGTTAATTCGTTGGGTGTAGCCCTAGGCCGACTATGTATTGAACGAAACATCCCAGTTAACGAAGTTGCTGAGAACCTAGGCGTGAGTCGTGCTACGATTTACAATTGGTTTTGGGGGGCAAGCGCCCCTTCTAAGCAACACAGTGAGCTGATTGTTTCGTTCATGCGTCAACACAAAAAGCGGAACTAAACAATGCTCGATCTACTAGATGCTGTTTTACCGGCAGAGGGTAGGTACTGCGTGTTTGGCTTGGGTAAATATCCAGACCAAAGGTTTTGCAACACACGTGCTGAAGTTGATTTAATCGCCCAAGAATTGGTGCTTAACAAAGTTAATGTGTTCTATGGTTGTGCTAAGTATGGTGATCTTAATAATAGAACCCATGCGAATGCCAAGTACTTTAGAGCCCTTTGGATTGACATTGATTGCGGCGAAGCAAAAGCGGCTGAAGGCAAAGGGTACGCAACACAAGCAATTGGTTTACAAGAGTTTAAGAAGTTTTGCAAGACGACGAGCTTACCCCCACCATTAATTGTTGACTCTGGTTACGGTATACATGCGTACTGGTTACTAGAAGAAACGATTGGTAAAAACGATTGGGAAGCGCTAGCCAACAGGTTGCACGAGCTATGCAAAGAAAACGAACTCATTGTTGACCCTGCTGTTTTTGAAGCATCCCGAGTACTAAGAATCCCCGGAACTTTTAACTTCAAAGGTGAAGAGCCTGTCGAGGTTAGACTAATCAACGAAGTTTCTAAGCGTACGCCCTACGCAGAAATTAAAGAACTACTCGGCGCTCCCGAGCCCGTGCAAGACAAGCCTGACTTCATACCTAGGTCGATGAGTCCTTTGATGATGTCGCTTATGTCTAACAAGATTAAACGCTTCAAGACAATTATGGTTAAGTCGGTAGAGGGTACTGGATGTGCCCAGCTACTGCACTGCTATAAGAATCAAACGGAGATTGAAGAACCTTTATGGCGCAGCGCTTTATCTATTGCATCTTTTTGCGTAGACAGAGACAAAGCCATACACATGTTATCAAAGGATCATGACGAGTACGACTACGCCGAGACCGAGAAGAAGTCTAACTATCTTATTAAGATGGGCGCACCGCACCATTGCACCACGTTTGATAAACTCAACAAGGGCTTTTGTGATGGTTGCGTAAACCAAGGAAAGATTAAATCCCCAATCAGCCTAGGGGAGGAGATTGCGGAAGCGGACGACGAGGACAACACTGTCGTAGCCGAGGATGACGAAGGAACTGTAGAGACGCATCAGATACCCGAGTATCCGTTTCCGTTTTTTCGTGGGAAGAATGGCGGGGTTTACCGAAGAGATGAGGACGAAGGTGACGCAGAACAAGTTTACGAGCATGACATCTATGTGATTAAAAGGTTGGTTGATCCGAATGCGGGCGAGGTGGCGTTGATAAAACTGCACCTACCCAAAGATGGGGTGAAGGAATTTGTTGTGCCGTTGACTTCAATCACGGTTAAAGAAGAACTAAGAAAAACGTTAGCGCATTATGGAGTTGCGTTATTTACCAAGCAATTGGACTTAATGTATGTGTACATAATGACGTTTATTAAAAACATGCAAGTAGAAAGAAAGGCAGACATTATGAGAACACAATTTGGTTGGGCGGATAACGATAGTAAGTTTATTATCGGCGAACGAGAAATTACAAAAGACGGAGTATTTTACAGCCCCCCATCGACGTCTACAAAAGGTATTGTGGAACACCTACACGCTAAAGGGACGTTTGAGAAGTGGAAAGAAGTATTTAATATGTACGGCCGACCCGGTCTCGAAGGCCATGCGTTTGCGGCGTTAACGGCATTTGGTAGTCCGCTATTAAAGTTTACGGGTATGAGCGGGGCTATTATTAATTTGATCCACGAGAAGTCTGGATCGGGCAAGTCAACGGCTTTGTTTATGTGTAACAGCGTATACGGACATCCAGTGCAGCTGTCAGCCCAGTGGAAAGATACGCCACAATCTAAGATGCACCGACTCGGCGTAATGAATAACTTGTCAAACACGATTGATGAGATTACAAACACATCGCCGATGGAGTTCTCTGACCTTGCGTATGGTATTTCACAAGGGCGTGGCAAAGACAAGATGAAGTCTCAGACCAATGAGATGCGTGTTAACAATACGTCGTGGAATAACATGACCCTGTCTTCTGCCAATGCTAGCTTCTATCAAAAGCTAGGTGCGGCTAAAAATTCCCCCGATGGCGAGTCGATGCGCTTGATTGAGTACAAAATTTCACCAAACAACATCATTGATGTTCAAGTCGGCAAGGAAATGTTTGACCACCAACTACGGGAAAATTATGGCCATGCGGGTGAAATCTACGCTACTTGGCTTGTAAATAACTTAGAAGAAGCAAAAGACTTGGTGCGCCAAATCCAAGCCCGCATTGACAAGGAAGTTAAGTTTACCGCACGTGAGCGGTTTTGGTCGGCAGTATGTGCCTGTAACATAGCAGGGGGTTTGATTGCAAAGAGCTTAAAACTCCACGACTATGACATGAAGCTTGTGTATAAATGGTTGGTTAAGATGCTCGGTGAAATGCGTGAAGACGTGAAACCTCCAGTCGATGCACCTTTTACAGTATTGGGAGACTACTTGAACGCCCATACAATGAATACTTTAGTTGTAAATGGTGAAGTGGATTCGAGGAGTGGGCTTAACGCCGCACCTATACTGGAGCCTAGGAATGAATTGCTAATACGCTACGAGCCGGACACCAAGCATTTGTATATAGCCGCAACACCGTTTAAAAACTACTGTGTAAAAATACAAATCAACCATAAAGAGTTGCTTAATAAATTGAAAGAGACTGGAGTATATAAAGAAACAGTTAATAAACGCATGGCAAAGGGTATGAAAGTTGTATCTCCCGCAGTGCGCGTGTTAATGTTTGATGCTTCGACAAGCGAGTTCTTACAGATTGAGCCCCATGAAAATAGAGACAGTGAGTTACCAGATCAATTGGAAGAAGTTTAGAAAAGGTACTTCTTTTTTTGTACCCTGTATCGACCACAAAGCGGCACGGGAAGCATTAAACGTGGTTACAAAACGGCTAAAAATCGACACGATATCCAAATGTGTCGTTGAAGAGAACATAAAAGGGTTGCGGATTTGGAGAGTTTAATATACAATCCACCCTGAAAGTTAGTTCCTTTCTTTGCAATTTATCCCCGCCTGTGTGCGGGGTTTTTTTATTTGCCGTAAGCTTTTTGCAAAGTCTCTACGTTGTGCTCTGCAACAGGTAGCCCAATACGTGCTGTCTTTTCAGTTAAATTAACGCCACCAAACGTTTCAGCAATACCCCGTTTTTCGTAAGAAGCATCTATTGCTTTCTGAACTTCTTCGTCATCAAACGCATTTTCAGGATGCTTTACGTTGAAATCCGCCATTTTATCTATCATACCAATGAATATTTGATCAAAGCGTTCTTGTTTTTCGGGGGATAAAGCGGGATCATTTGCTTTACGAAATGCGTCAATAAGTTTTTTCTGTATGCTAGCTTTTTCTGTAAGGATTTGTTTAGTTACGGCAGCTTCTTTAAATGCTTTTGTTTGTGTATCTGCAATCGCAGCGGGAGCATAGCCTATTGCTTTGCCGATTATCTCTTTGGTTGGCACATTTTTAGCCTCAACCATTTGTGCGCCTTGGTAATCCTGGTATCCTTCTTTTGCGTATCTGTGCGCAGCTATAAGGTTTCCTATGGATCCGGGTACAAGTTTTTCAATACCTTGTTCGTAGTCGCCGTCGGCTAACAGCTGTATACCTTGCATAGCAGACAGAGCCATATTAGCTGCAGGGCCCCCAAGTAATAGCCCTATGTTAGCAATAGATTCCTTAATTGTATGGCCCGGTGCAGGATCACGGAACCACATATCGTTTAAAGATAGCCGACTAGATACGTCGAGACCAGTAATTCTATTAAGCACCCCAGTTTCAACCAGTCGGCTTAATTCATTAAGGCCCATATTGCCCAACATTTCCGGTAAATACTCGGTGCGCCACCATGTCTCGTAATCAAGACTCTTCATATCTTCGGGTGCATCAGGGTCTTGACCCCATTTTTTCCACGCTAAACCGAGCATACTCATAACCAAACTAAACGCTGGCAACGCTACCACACCACCGAGAAGCAAGTGAGTGCCCATTACACCAAAGAATTTAATAGCAGCTTGTTTTTTACCTTCCTTAAAGAGAGGCAACATTTTAAAGAAATTGGTTATTAAAAGTTTAGTTGTAATCAACGGGAAAAACTTATACATGGTTACAATTTTTCCTGTACCACCACGCATAATCATTGGTTTGTTATCTGGATCGTAATTACCAAATGCTTCGTTAGTATCTCTTGTTGCTTGGTCGGCTGCAGCTTGATAATTTTCTTCGGTAAGTGGTTTACCGTCCATAGCCATTTCAAATGAAGATAAATAAATAACTTCACGGGACAATCTTTCCATGTGGTGCATCAACCCACCGAGTATCAAAGTACCTGCAACATCTTTTGCTGTTTGGACGGCTTTACTACTTACTTTAGAATATGGTTTTTTAGCTTGACTGTAGACTTCGTTTTCTAAAGTATTGGTAGTGACACCACGTTCTTTCATTTCACGAACAGCTCTGCGTTTCATGGGGCTTAACCCTTTAGCAAATTCAATGCTGGGCGCATGATATCTTGTGCTTCCATCGGGCATTGTTTCTACTACGCCGTATTGATTTAATAGCGCTAAGTTTTTTAACAATGTTGCAGTGCCTTTAGCAGCCCCATGTGATGCAAGAATAGGCCACCCTTTGAGGAAAATATCCATAGGTTGCATC